CCGGTGTCTTGCAAGACTATTTTGGGGTGATGCCATGTGGCAACATGGCAGACTGTTCACACGATGGTTCGTCACGTCATCGTCCCCATGTGGGTGTCACTGCAAGCGCCAACCACAGCGTGTCCTGTTGCGCTGGACGCGTACTGTGTTTTTGTGTTTTGGGGCGCTGCGCGTCTGACTGTTGCTTTGTCAGTTTCATGCAATTGCGTTATCAATCATTGATTCATGTCTAGTCTTAGCGTGGGCGTCATGCTGTGAGATAGTCATCATACGTCATTTTGTGGAGCGCGGCCTGACTAGCAGTGGCATAGTTCCATGTGCTAAACATGTTGAGGGACTTGTTGATTTGGTTTCGTGCGTAGAAACCCGATGCAACAGGTTGTGCAACGAGGAAGTCACACCTCGGTACGATACCATAGTTCAGTCTCTCATTCATGAACCACAAAGACGCATCATGTTCAAGCATGTTCTGTACAATGTCATTCCCCGACCACCAGTCTTTCGCCTCCTTGACTGAGGTGATCCTGAAAGGTGTTGTGAATACAGGCATTGTCACATCTCCACCGACTACACGATTTTGACTGACACGTGCCTGCACATTAACACGTTTCGTTGAAATAACAACACAAACGCCAAACTTGTCCTGCTTCGTGAATTGCTAGACGATGTTGTTGCGTGTGGACTGTTCAATATATTGTTGCTTCGTCGCCTGCGGCATGCTCTCAATGAGCAAGTTCTGTTCGGGATTCCGGTTCCGTTGTATCGCAAGCCACAGGCTCATATTCTTCTGAGCTTGTGTCTAATACGGTCCAAGAATCGTCATCACTTATGCTGGTGTGAACTTGGCTTGACTTGCGTACTAGGACAACAGCACATTCGGTATCTTCTTGACCACTTCTTGAAGTTTCGCGGTCTGCACGTTCTGAATCATGGGCCCGTCCTGGCTCATGGAGATGGTCTGTTCTTGGGTGATCGGGAGGTACTACTTGTCTTGATGGTCTATCAGGAGTCTCGGTTCGCACCATGTGTTCGCATAACCGGGTGAAACCATCAGATTAAAGGCCATTGCAACTTGTGATCTAGGTCGTATCATGTGGGCTGCGTTCTCGTGTAGCACCCAGCGGACTTGTTGTGCTCGGCAGAAGAGCATTAGTGTGCGGATTGGCATAGATGCTGCACCCACCCTGCGCTGTAGTGTCGTGAGATCCACATACTGGCTGAGGGGCTGGAGCATCTGATTCGGGTCCCACGCTCTGTCTTCGAGCCAGGGTTTCTTGACGAGCATCGAAATTATCGTGCGTGCAGGCTTTCCCCTTTACTAGACCTGTGCGGGCGTGTAGTGCGTTTGGAGAAATTCTGTGTCTGCATTTCGGCCAAACGTGAGTCGATTCTTGCGGATGGAA